TATCCTTCGGCGAGGAGCCGGTCGATCTCAGTGCGCGTCATGCTGTCACCTCCGCGAAGAGCGGGCCGGGTACGTCGTGGGGAATCGTGCGGCTGTACGGGTCAAGCCCCGCGAGGATACGGAGCGCTTTGCGGAGCGTCACGTGCGGGTGAGACCGCGCGAAGTCGGCCGCCGCCGTGAGACACGCGCCGCAGGAGTTGGAGAGGGGACCGACGGGCCGCCCGCAGCAGAGGCACTTCGGGGTGCGCTCGCAGGAGCCGCCGCCCGTCATTGAATCCGCCCGGCGACCGCCCGAAGATCGGCCGCCAGGATGCGCCGGTCCCCTGCGCTCAAGCGCGCCGCCCGCCCCGGGTCGATGTTCAGCCAGAAAATGTCCCCGGCTGAGAGCCGGTCCGCCAATACCCGCCGGGCGAGCGCGAGCAGCGCCCGCCGGTAGGCGGCCCGCTGCGGGGATGTGCGGATAGACTTCACGTGGCATCACCTCCACCCTAACGATACACCCGCGTTTGTCACACGGTCAATAGAGAACCTTTGTTTGCCCCGCGAGCGCCCTTCGCCAAAACCCCTCCGCAGCGGATACCCAACCTGCCCGGTAAACGATACGCACCCGGGACACTCGCCTCTCGCACCCTTCAATAGAAACGGCGCAGCGGAAAAGGGATGAGAAGGGTATCGGCCGCCTCTCCGACCGCCGTCGGGCGCGCGTACAATAGCGGCGGAACGCCGGAACTACGCTCCGCCGATGGCAGGCTGGCTGATGATCGGCCGCCGCAGCAGCGGATGGCAGCGCCCGGCCACAGCGAGCGCTCGCGGCCGCTTCAATGAAAGGGGCGGCGGTCGAGCGCGCTCGTTCACACGCGGCGCAGCGCGCTCGCGCGTTCGAACGCGGCATAGTGAACAGTTATGCAGCCAAGAACCTGCCCGGAACCTCCAGCGAACCGGCACCCCCCATGGGCACCCCCCTCCGGCGGGGGTGGTAGGCACCTCGTACCCTACCTCCCAGGAAGTTGACCTGGAGCGGTGTTCGACCGAACAGATCTTTGACGCCGAGAGTTGCGGTGCGGATCCCGTTTTACGCGGTTCCTGCTACGCCTCGCGGGTGTGGTGGATGGGGCCGCTGGGGGCGAGGCGGGTATAGCGGGGCCGTTCGTCGGGCGATTCGGCAGCGGGGTAGGGTTTCCGGGACCGGTGGAGGCGCCGGTGCCACTTGAGGAGGAGCGCGAGTTCATGGCCGACGGCATCGGTCCGGATAACAAAGCCGCAGAGCGAGCAGACGCGACGGCGCATCCTCAAGAGTTAGCCGCCAAGTCCGTTCTTCCTGCTTCTGCTACGCCGCTCTATCGTGCGATCTACTGGCTGGGGGGCCACTGGCGGCTCTTCGTGGGGCTGGAGGTGCCCGAGGGGGCGTTGGTGGTCGCGGAGGACGCGGAGCGGGGCTGGGGCGGGCGGTTTTCGATCGCGGTCCGACTCGTGACGCGGCATGATCTGGAGATTGCCAAGCACGCTGCCGAGGCAGAGGGCAAGGAAGCGTGGGCGATTGTGGAGCGGCAGGCGGAGGTAATCCGCCGGCTGACCACAACCCCGGACCAGACGCAGCAGATTGCGGAGGTGGCGGATCTGATGGTTGCGGGGAAGCGGATCCGCCAGGGTCGTCGGGCCGTCACTGTCTCGCCCGGGGCGGGGACGGAGCCGGCGGCGGGGGGAGGGCCGCGGTGACGCGGCCTTTCCTGTCGTGGATGCGGCGTGAGTGGTGGCGGCTGGTGCGGAAGCGCGGGTACCCGCGGAGTTGGCGCCACTCGATCACGGAGGTGACCGGGTAACGTGTACCTCGCCTATCAGGTGAGCCAGAACGCGAAGACGATGCTCATGGTCGACGACGCCAAGCGCACGGGGCGGCTGTTCATCGTCCCGGCGTGTTCGAGGAAACATCCGGAGGGCTATGAGCCAGCGAAGTGCCCGCATACCCGGGAGAACGCCCGCCGGGTGCGGCAGCGGGCCTGTGGACTGTTTCACGTGAAACCTCGCCCGGATCACGGGCACACGCCGGATCCGGTGAGCCCGTTCGCCTGATGCTGGGGCACTGGCTCCACGACCCGAACGTGCTCTTCGCCGGCGGGATTGTGCTCGTGGTAGTCGCGTGGCGGATCGTCAAGACGATCACCTCGGGGCCGTCGGTCTGAAACCGAACGTCCCCGACGATCTCTACCGTATCATCGCCGGCCCCCTCAAGGGCTACTGGTTCTGTGAGCCGGGACCGAGCCATTGGAACTACCTGACCGGGTCCTATGAGCCGGCGATCCAGAGTTCGTACGGCGGGCTCCTGCCGGGGGGCACGTTCTACGATCTCGGCGCCCACTACGGGTTCCATACGATCTTCGGGGCGCGGTTGGTCGGCCCGGCCGGTGTCGTCTACGCCTTCGAGCCGCAGCCGAAGAACCGCGAGCACCTCGTCCGCAACATCGCCGCGAACGGCCTCGAGCACCACGTCGTCGTCTGGCCGGCCGCGGTGTCCGACGAGGACGGGGAGGCGGAGTTCCACATCGCCACCGAGCGGTCGGACCTCGGGAAGTTGTCGACCGAGGTCGATCACGCCGAGTGGAACGATCAGCGGATCGCCTTCGAGCGGGTGCGGGTCCCCACCGTCCGCCTCGATACGTTCGTCCAGCAGTGGGGCATCCGCCCGCCGACGTGCATCAAGATCGACGTCGAAGGGTCGGAAGCCAAAGTCCTCCGCGGCGCCATGCACACGCTCCAGACCTACAAGCCCGTCCTCATCCTGTCGACCCACGGGACGCGGATGCTGCTCGCCTGCCTCGAGATCCTCACGGAGACGAAGTACCAGACCTTCCCGATCCACGGGGACGACGTGCTCCTGTGCCTCTGGTGTGAGACCCCGGCGCAGGTCGACTCCGAACCGATCACGATTCAGTTGGGAGGTTCCTGATGGCGATGGGCCCCGGCAACTACTACCACCCGTACCCCCAGGGCGTGTGCCCCCACTGTGGACGGTGTCCGCACTGCGGCCAGCGCGCAACACCCGCCCCGTACTGGCCGTACCCCCAGCCGGTCTGGATCTCGACCGGCGGGACCATCATGGCCGGTAACACGACGGGCGGCACTGCCGGGACCGATCAGTACCTGATCGAGCCCGGCCCGCTCGGCAATCCGTTCGCGAGCGGCTCATGACTCGCCTCGAGGGCCTCGCCGAAGGCCGGATCGTCCACTACGTCCTGCGGCCGGGGGAACACCGGGCCGCGATCATCGTGCGCGTGTGGCGCGATTCGCACGGGAACCCGGCGCCCTTGGGGACGGTCAACCTCACCGTCTTCCCCGACTGGGGCAACGACGGCGAGGACGGTATCGTCTGGAAGACCTCCGTCGTGTACGACGAGGCCCACGGCCCGTACACGTGGCACTGGCCGGAGCGCGAATGATCGCTACGAAGATCGAGATCGTGGTGAGCGGGTGCGTGGCGATCGTGCCGGCGCCGGAAGGCGATGTGGGCTTCATCGCCCCGAGCGCCAGTCCGAACGCGGCCATCTATCTGCACGTGCATGACGCGGCGAAGAACGTCGTCAGCGTGCCGGTCGATCGCGAACTCGCCGAGACGCTCCTGCGCCTGTGTACGGAGACGCCGGTCGCCTACGTCGGCAATTCCTACGTCCCCTACGAGCGCGAGATGGATGAGCGTCCCGGATACGGCTGGAAGGGTCCGGGCCACTTCGGGCGGCACTGGCTCTGATGTTCCTCCATGGCGCGGTATGACCCGCGGCAACCCTACGCGCAGCGCCTCTGTGAAGTGTGCGGGACCAAGTTCATCGCCTCCACCGGTTCGCACAAGTACTGTTCACCCGAGTGCCGCCCATCGACTCGGGAGCCACTTGGCGCACGTCCGATCCGCTGCGTGCGCTGCGGGGCGGTCGTGATGTCGGTTCGTCCGAAACAACGCTATTGCCGAGCCTGCCGCGCGGAGATCACGCGCACCGAGTGGCGGGCCGCCGGCCGGAGGTGGCACGCGCGCCGTCGCGCGCAAGGAGGCTGACCTCTCGATGGCAGGCGAGGTACGCGGACTCCGGGGGGAGATCCACGTTGTCTCTGAGACCGACGTTCTCGCGTGCCTGCCAATCGTTCGCAAGATCGCCCATCAGATTTGCCGCCTGAAAGGCCTGCCGTTCTCCGCACACGAGGATCTCGTTCAGGAAGGGATGCTCGGCGTCCAGCGCGCCACCGTGACCTTCGATGCCGAGCGCGCGGGGTTCAAGACGTACGCGCTCGCGCGCGCCCACGGCTATATGCTCCATCACGTCCGTGACTATCACCACCGCGGCGCCCGCTCGGAGAAGCACATGGCGGACCGCCCGGCCCCAGCCTCACTCGAAAACCTCGTCGATGCCGTCGACTCGGACGATCGCGATCTCACCTTCGCGACGGTTACCAGTTACATCGAGCCCGGCTATGACGCCGTGGAGTGGGACTGTGTCTTGCTCACCTATCCCCTGCTCGTTACCGTCATCGCCCGCGCGATCCTCGCCGGCGACAGTCACCAGGAGATCCGCGCGCGCACCGGACTCACGCGCCGGCAGACTCTGCCGAAGATGCTCGCGGCACTCGGCGAGGCCGTCCGATGAACTGGCGGCTCGCGTGGTTTGCACTCGCGACGGTCTGGGCCGCGACCGTCACGTGGATTCTGTGGCGCGGGGCGGACTTGCTCGACAACCTGTTGCATCTCGCGTGCGTCTACAAAGCACCGTAATCGAGGTGATCTCCCATGGCCCGCGGCAGTCCCAAGATCCGGGTTCCGAAGCCGCGCGTCCCCTACCCGCGCACCACACCCCGGGTGGGCGGCACACGCCGGTCGGGGATGCTTCAGTCCGTCCGCCGGCTGAGTAAACTCGGCCACCGCACCCGCCGGATGCCGGTTCCGTAACGCCATGGCCGACCCGTTCGGACAGGCCATGAATGACGCGAAGCACCTTCCCGTCATCGTCGCCGGGCCCGTGACCGATACCGATCTCGAGGCGGGCCTCACGGCCGAGGACGCGCTCGAGGTCTACTCGCTCCGGCTGTCCGCGATCAAGGGCAAGCGGCCGAAGAAGGGCCTGCTGCGGAAGCGGCTCACCCAGGCGCAACTTCGCCTGTGGCACGAACTCGCCGCCGTCCCCGCGCTCATGCTCCAGGACCGCTTGCTCCACTGGGCCCTCCACGGGCAGTTGCAGGACTGCCTGCCGTGCTTGGGCACCGGGAAGATCGGCCGCGGACCGGATGAGCGCCCCTGCGGCCTCTGCGGTGGCAAAGGGCTCGTGCGCCGGCCGGCGGATCCGCGGATCGTCAAACTCGCCGCCGATGCGGCGATTGACTTCAAGGACCGGCTCATGGGCAAGGCCACGGAAAAGATCCAGGTCCAGATTCCCGTCCAGGTTGTGGTCGGCGGCGTGGATCCGAACCGCTTGCCCACAAGCGCCCCGCCCGCCCCAGTCCCCCTGGTAGAGGAGGACGCAGACGATCATGGCTAACGGCGACCCCTTCGACCCGCGGCACACGCAGATCGGCAAGATCAAAGGCGTCAACTATCTCGGCAACAACCGCCAGAACAACATCTTCCCGACCCAGGACGAGCAGGCTGGCACCCCGCACGGATCGCGCCGCAAGCGCGTCGACACCGCGCCGGATGATCCGTGCGCCGGCCTGAGCGCGCTCGAGCGCAAGAAGGCCGGCTGCCCCTAACCCACACGTCCCTGTAAGGCCCGCTCCCCCACATCGCGTCTGCCCTTCATGGGGCAGGAGGAGGTAGAGTCATGGCTCTCACGGTCACAGTCCTGACGCCCCAGAAGGAGCAACTCCAGTCCTCGCCCTACGGCACGGCGCAGTACATGCAGGTCGCCACGGTGCAGTACGACAACTCGTACCCGTCGGGCGGCTATGCGATCACGCCGTCGCAGTTCAACATGAACGGCGTCCTCGGCATGATCCAGATCGCCAACACCGCGGCGACGCCGACGATCGCGTACTACGACAACCAAGCGCAGTCGCTGCGCGTGTACGGCTACACCGTCACGAACACGTCGGCCATCGCCATCTCGAGCACGCTGTCGACGCTCGTGGAAGTCCCGATCGGTTCGGCGGTCCTCAACGGCGTCAGCCGCACGTTCCTCATCATCGGCTTCTAACGCCCCTGCGTTGGGGTGAGATCGCGCTCGCGTGCCTTGCGATCACGGTCGCCGAGGTGCTGGGGGTTCTGACCGACCCCTGGCGCTACAAGGTCCTACCGGCCCGCGGGGGGAGAGCACTCGCATACCGCGGAGGTGCGGTCATGATTCACCTGCTGTTGGCGCTCGCCGTGATCGGCTTTCTCGTGTGGGCGCTCGTGACCTACGTTCCGATGCCCGACCTGTTCAAGCGCGCGATCATCGTGATCGTCGTGATCCTCGTGGTGCTCTGGATCCTTTCCCTCCTGGGCGTGGGAGACGTGCCGCTCACGCGGTTGAGGTGACCCTGTGTGCAACCATCGGCTGATCCCGACCGGACATCGCGCTGACGCCCGCTGCGGCCGATGCCGGAAGGTCTTCCGGCGAATCCAGCGGCGCCGCTACACCTTGTGGGTCCAGCGCGTCCGGCCGATCCGAAAGGGTTGAGGTAACCCAATGCCGCTCGGCTACCCGGTCCGCGTGATCCTCTTCTTGCGTCTCGTGGGATTGCGCGGGCCGAAACGCCGGCATTATTTCCGCGGTCTGTGCCGCGGCACCGGCTCGCAAAGGAGATGGCCCTATGGCCGCTGACAAGAACCCGCAGAACACCGCCGCGACGTCTGCGCCGCGGCCGACGACGGAAGATTACGAGGGCATCATGAAGGGCCGCGACCACAAACACGAGCGGCCCGAGCACTACGCGCTGCGGATGGCCCTCGGCCACGACGACTTGCCGCGGGAGTCTCCGTACTCGAATCTCGCCCGCATCAAGCCGTACACGGTCGGGCACGACCCGATCCGCGACCACCGGAAGGAGCCCGTGCGGCAGCCGCACGAGACCCTCGTCGAGACGGACGAGGACGACTCGTGATCCATGGCGCTCGCCGGCCCCGAGGAGTGGCGCCCGACCGCGCGGACGACCGAGCGCCCGAAGCGGAAACGCCAGAAGTTGCCGCCCTCTCGCAAGACGGTGGCGGCGCGCCGGATCGAGGAGATCAAGGGTGTCCGGTACTTGACCCGCAAGCGGCTGCCGACTCCCCCGTGGGGGTACGGCCGCTGATGAGTGAGTTCGTCCACGCCCAGGACGGCGGCGCGATCGACCTCGAGCCGGCCATCCTGATCGTCCGGACGTCGACACCGCCGTACGACTCAACCCTCGAAGGCACCCGTCGGTGCCAACGCTGCGGCCAGTTCGTGAACGAAGACGACATCCGGCCGCGGGCGGACTGGTTCCGGCACTGATCCCGCGGGCGTGTATGCCAGCCCTCCACGCGCTCGGCGGGATGATCCTCTGGCTCGTCGTGATCCCAACCCTGGCCCTGGCCGCACTCGTGGGGTGGCTGCGCTGACATGAATCCGACCAGTCCGTTTGCGGCACTGCTGAGTAACCCGCAGACTGCCGGACCGTTTCTGGCGATGCTCATGCAGATGAGCCAACAGGGACAGGGCGCCCCCGGCGGCGGCGGCCAGCGCACCCCGGGGTTCCAACAAGCGCAGCAGTCGCCCTTCAATAACCCGATGGTGCTCCTGATGCTCCAGCACCTGATGCAGCAGCGCGGGCAGGGCCCGCAAGGTGCGGCGGCCGGCGCGCAGGCCGGCGCGCAGCAGGGGATGGCGCCCCAGGGCATCCCCGCACCACCCGCGCCCGCGCCGACCGGACCGTTCATGAACACTCCGGGTGTGCCGCCCGCGACCGGCGTCACACCGGTGCCGGCGCCGTCGGCGATCGACATGATGTCGCAGCCGACGATGTACGGCGACTTCGGCCCAACCGGCCAGGGATCCATCTACTGACGTGACGTTCCAGATCGTTGAACAGCAGACCAAGACCAAGCGCATCATCACGATCAACTTCCACCCGAATAAGGCGCAGGACCCGTTCATCCACGCGCCGGACCCGAAGGCCGCGATCGTCGCGTCGGTCGCCGCCGGCAAAACCACGGCGCTGTGTATGCGCGCATGGCTGCTCTCCCGGAAGTACCCAGCCAACAAAGGCATCCTGTGCATGTTCACGTACGACCAGATCCGCAACGCCTTGATCCCCAAGTGGAAAGAGTGCATCCCGAACGAGTTGATGCGGAACCCGGAATGCCTGGACCGCAAAGACCTTGCGATGCAGACCTTGTGGCTCGAAAGCGATGACCCCGCCCGGCCGAGTGCGATCCAGTTCCGCAACCTCGAGGACTTCCACAAGTTCGAGTCCGAGGAAATCGGCTGGTTCGGCATCTGTCAGGCCAACGACCCCCGCATCACGCGGAAGATCTGGGACACCCTGAACGAGCGGCTCCGCTGGCCCGTCCCGTATCACTACGCCTTCTTGGAAGCCAACTGGGGCGGCAACGCCTCGAAGGGCGGGTGGATCTGGGACGTCTTCAAGGACAAGAAAGAAGGCCTCCTGATCGAGGCCGATACGATGGTCAACTGGGACAACCTGTCCCGCGACTATCAGGAACGGCTCGCCAACCTGCCCGAGTACCGCCGGCTCCACTCGATTTACGGCTCGTGGGATCCGTTGATCGAGGTCAACGGGCTGCCGGTCTATCCCGAGTTCAAGTTCGGCTGGCACACCCCGGAGGACGGGGCGGCCGGAGACGTGCGGAAACTGTTCGTCCCCGATCGCCCGATCATCCGCGGGATTGACGTGCCCGGTCCCGGCGCGTGCGTGTGGACGCAGATGGACGAGCGCGGCCGGCTCCTCGTCGGGCACGAGGTCACCCTCGACGTCGCGATCGGCGCGGCAGAGTTCGCCGACATCATTCAGTCCGACTCCGCGTCGTTCTTCCCCGGGGCTCGGTATGCGGACTACGTCGACCCCGCGGCCCTGCGGGTCGAGATGACGTCCGGTAAGTCGATCGTCGATGTGCTGCGCGAGAAAGGCCTGCGGCCCATGGGCGCGGCGATCGCGATTGAGAAGCGGCTCCAGGCCGTGAAGGATTGGCTGACGATGGCCGTCCGCGGCGACGCGGGCCTCCTGATCGACCCGGGTTGCCACCGTCTCATCGGCGGGTTCCAGGGCGGCTACTACTACAACCGCATCGGGCTGATCGAGGGCCGCTATGCGCCCACGCCGATCAAGAGCGTGTACTCGCACGTCCACGACGCCTTGCAGTACGCCTGCAACGGCGTTGCGCGGTTGCAGTATCGCTCCGCCGACCGCGGGGCCGAGGCGCCGCCGATGCCGTCCTACTGGCTCGGCGCGCTCCATCCCGACAAGATGCGCGAGGCCACGCGCACGACCAACGTCATCGAGGATGACGATCCGGCCACAAGCCGTGCGCGCCGCAACTTGCTCGTGCGGCGGCCGCGGGTCGGCTGGTAAGCGATGGTCGACGTGCGGAACCTGAGCACCGGGCCGTGGACGGTCCGCAAGAAGCGCCCGGGCGGCACGAGCGGGCAGACCCTCCTCATGACTGAGTGCCCGTTCCTGATCGTGGTCGGGACCGCAGACTCGCGCTCGCTCGTCGCGGGCGCGCTCTCGCGGGCGGATGCCGAGTTCATCGCCGAGGCTCGGACACAATGGCCGCTCGATGCCCGCGCCCTCGAGGACGCACGCCACGCCGCAGCGGCCGCCGACGAGGACCGGCAGCGTCTCGAGCGCCAGTTGACCGCGGCGCAGGACCGGCTCGCGCAGACGGTCCCGTCGTGGCGGAGTGGCACGCCCGGGGAACGGACGCTCCTCTTGGTCCTACTGCGGGTGCTCGGGGCCCATGCGCGCGGCCACGACTGGGCGATTCGGTGGGCCGATGTGCAACGGGTGATCGAGGCGGCGGGCATCGCGGACTGGCAGGACCTCAAGTGGGGATGGGCGACCGTCGATGACGTTCAACCCTAACCGCGCGAAGGGCAGCGATTACAACCTCGACGGCAACCTGACGCTCAACGGCGACCTGTCCATCCAGGGCGCCGCGACCTTCCTGGGCGACGTCGGGTACCGTTCTGGGCGTCCGTGGATCGACGTCCGCGCGTACGGCGCGAGGGGCGACGGGAGTACCGACGACACGACCGCGCTCCAGAACGCGCTCAACGCCGTCCCTGCGACGGGCGGGAAGATCTACTGGCCAGCCGGGACGTACATCGTCTCGTCCACCCTGACGGTCGGGAGCACCTCGGCGCAGGTCTCCAACCTTGCGTGGGACGGCGGCGCGTTCGGCGGTCCGAACCTCCTGACGGGGGTGACGCTCAAGTGGAACGGTGCTGCGGGCGGCACCGTGCTCACGATCCAGGGCGTGCGCGATTCGCTCTTCCAGCACTTTGACATTCAGGCCGGCACAACCACGCCCGCGATCGCGATCAACCTCACCACCGCAGCCGGGGCCACGAGCACGCACAACCGGTTCGTCGGCGTGGGCCTGCTGACCGGTAGTTCGGCGGCCCTCCAGATCGTCGACCCCGGGAGTCTCGGCGGGAACGACCTCCACGAGTTTGTGGGCGTGTCCTTCAACGGCGGCGGGACAGACGATCTCCTCATCAACAGCAGCAACGCCAAGTTCATCCGCCTACTCAACTGTAACTTCACCGGCGCGGGCACGAATGGCCTGCACGTCGGGACGAACGGCGGGAGTTTCCAGGGCTTCGCCTGCAACTTCGACTCCACACTCACCGGCGTCGCCGTCAAGATCGAAGCGCGGACCGATACCAACACGCTCGTCGGCTGTCAGTTCGAAACGCAGAGTAACCACCCGCAGTACTTCACGCTGCCAGCCGGGGTCGGGGCGTTCCTGGCACTGATCGGGTGCCGCCTGTCGCCGGCCGGCATTACCCAGTCGACGACCGTCACCACGGTCGGGTCGGGCGTCGTGGGCGGCCTCACGCTGATCGGCAACGACTTCAGCGACGGCACCTACAACACGAACCCGGTCTACAACCTCGACCACGCGGTCGTGCTCAATAACCTGTTCCCGAGCGCCGCGGCGGGGAACTTCACCGGTAACCCGCAGTACTGCGTCGGCAATAACGCCTACAGCGGGGTCGGCACAACGATCCCGTGGGCGATCCCGTCTTCGACGGCGGTGGTCGCACTGGCCAACAGCCAAGCGCTCGCGGCCATGAACGGCAGCAACAACGGGACCGTCAAGATCGCGCAGATCGACGGCGGCGGTGACCTGCGGCTTGGTGATGCGGTCAGCATGGCCGTGCGGCCGATCAGCGATGCCCAAGTCCAGTTCGGCTACAGCAACGTGCGCTTCACCAATATGTTCCTCTCCGGGGGCGTGAACCCGAGCGGGAACGTCTCGGTCACGCTCGGCCAAGGCACGCCGGCGACGACGATGACGGCGGGGTTCCCGTACCTGCCCTCCATGACCGGCAGCCCCACGGGGGTGCCCGGTTCCATCGGCGGGTTTGCCGCGACCGTGTACGACGATACGAATCGCAGGTTGTGGGTCTACAGCCCCGCGCTCGGGGCCTGGAAGGGCGTCACGCTCACATGACCGACGAGGAGGTTCCGACATGGCCCTGAAGTGCTCGTTCCCCGCTCCGACGGCAAACGGCGTGCCCGGCGTCTACTCGAGCGAGGTCGTGAAGTACGGCCTCTTGATCCCCGATACGGCGTACCCGCTCGGCGGGTATCCGGTCACCCCGGGGTTCTTCGGCCTGTCGCTCCAGATTCAGTCCGTCACGGCGCTGTCCCAGGGCCTCGTCTCGGGCCAGTGGCAGACGGTCTACGACCCGGCGTACGGGACGCTCCGGTTCCTGCAAGTCCCCGCGACGGCCTCGAGCCAGATGTTCGAGCCGGCGACGGGCACCAACCTGAGTTCGGTGCAGGTCACCGTTCAAGTCATCGGCTGGTAATCCACTCGCGGCGAGGAGGAATCGTCCATGGCACTGACCGTCGTCGTTCCGAACGTCTCCGCGGCCGATCTCACGGGGCAGTACTCCTCGGCCGCGATCAAGTACGCGAAACTCACCGGCGATACGTCCTATCCCCAGGGCGCGGGCTATGCGGTGACGCCGGGCACCTTCGGCTTCACGACCGCGATCGTCCAGATCGTCGCCGTGAACCAAGCCACGAGCCAGTACCTGCCGTGGTATGACCCGCAGAACAAGAGCGTGCGCTTCATCATCCCCGGCAACACCACGCTGTCCGAGGTCGCGACGTCGACGAACCTGTCGGCCGTCTCGCTCGACTGCGCGGTCATCGGGTACTGAAGGAGGAGGATCCCATGGCCCTCGCCGTCGCCGCTGTCCGCCAGCCCGAGTTCGATCAGATCGACTTCTCAAGCGTGGCCGCCAAGGCCGTCTCGATCCAGTTCGACACCTCGTATCCGCTCAACGGCTACCCGCTGACCCCGTCGACCTTCGGCTTTACGACCAAGGTTGTCGGCGTGCTGACGAGCCAGGGCGCCGCGGCGCGGACGGGGACGTACACCGTCTCCACCGATCACGTCACCGGCAAGACCCCGGCCCTGCGGCTCTTCACCGTCTCGGCCGGCGTGTGGACCGAAGTCGCCGCGACAACCAACGTCGCAGGAGTCCGGATCTTCGCGATCGCGCTGGGGTACTGATGCGGCTTTGGCTCCACGTCCGCGACTACGACGACGTGCGCTTGCAACTGTGCTTGGCCGGGCTGTGGCTCCGCGACCCCGCCGATGAACCGGAGCGGCCGCACCGTTCGCGCTGGCGACCGGTGCCGGCCACGCGGTCGCTCACGCACGACGAGCGCGTGCTCGATGACCTGATGCGAGAGGTCCCTGTGATTGTCGACGCCTGATCGGCCGGTCACGATTCAAGGCGCGAACGGTCCGCTCGCGATCGGGGACCGCGTGTTCGTCGAGAACGCCGAGCACAACGGCCGCGGCGAGATCGACGCGATCGACCTTGACGCGGGCAAGGTCTGGGTGCATTTCGAGCCGACCGGCCGGGGGCTCTCGTACATCTTCTGGGTCCACGCGGGCCGGGCGAGTAAGGTCTGATGCCGTCCCTCTCGCTCGATCGCCAGAGCAAGATCGTCACGTTCGTCCGCCAGATGTTCGACATGGTGGACTCTGTGATGGCCGCGCGGACGACCAACCTCCGGAAGGTCGAGCAGCGCTACCGCTCCTTCATCGACCCGACGGAAGTGAATACGAACTCCAACAAGCGCCAGTATCCCTGGGATGACCCGATCGTTGTCCCGTACTCGTACGCGCTCATCCAGGCGATCGTGGCCTACTGGTACACGCTCTTTACGTCCCAGTCGCCGCTCAAGCAGGTCCAGGATGCCCGCGGCAACAACCTGCGCGGCGCCGACCTGATGGAAATGACGATCGCGTACTACGACCGCATCAACGAAGCGAACAAACTGCTCTACGGCGCCCTGCTCGATGCGTGCAAGTACGGCTATGGCGGGGGCAAGACGCTGTGGGACGAGCGGTGGGAAACCCGCCGGCAGAAGGTGCGCCGGCCCGTCTCGCTCCTTGGCATGAACCTCGGCATGACCGAAGAGACGATCAAGAAGACCGAAAAGACCTTCGACGGGCCGCTCACGACGCTGTTCGATCCCTGGCTCATGGCGTTCGACCCGCGCGTGGCCCTCGCCGATTTCCAGAAGGGCAACTTCGTCGGCGAGACGATCTTCACGTCCTGGTATGGGCTGAAGGAGCATGAAGAGCCCTACGGCCCGTACGAGAACCTCAACGAGATCCCGCGGTGGGGCTACAAGGACGCGCTCGCGGTCACGCGGCAGACCAACCGTCTCATGGCGCTTGGGCTGCCGAACTACTACGACGTCTTCGCCAACGAGCACGACCGCGGCTTCGTCATGCTCGAGCAGTTGTGGGCGCGGGTGATCCCGTCCGACTTCGACCTCGGGCCGGGCGACCGGCCGGAGATGTGGCTCTTCACGCTCGCCAACCGGCAGGCCTTGATCCAAGCCGAGCCGGTCGACTTGCCGCACAACAAGTTCCCGTACTGGGTGATCGAGTCGTCGCCCGACATGCACTCGATCCTCAACCCGGGCGTGTTCGAGATCATCCTGCCGCTTCAGGACGTGATGGACTGGCTGTTCAACAGCCGGATGCAAAACGTCCGCAAGGCGCTCAACGATATGTTCGTCGCGGACCCCGAGCGCGTCTACATCGGCGACCTGCTCAACCCGGCGCCGATGAAAGTCATCCGCCTCCGCCCCGAGTACTACGGGACGGACATCCGCTCTGCGGTCCAGCAGTTGCCGGTGTCGGACGTCACCGGCAGCCACATGCAGGACATCTCCATGATCTTCGATCTCATGCAGCGCATCTCCGCGGCCCTCGATGCGCTCATGGGCGTGCCGAGTGCGCGGCGGCGGACCGCGACAGAGTCGGCCGGCACGATGCAGTTGGCCGCCAACCGCCTCAAGGTCTACGCGCAACTCATCAGCGGCTCGGGATTGGTGGCGTGGGGCCAGCAGCAGGCGGCGTTGCTCCAGGAGCACATGACCGAGGATCTCGCCATCCAGATCGTGGGGGCCCGGCGCTGGCCGGAGTTCCAGCAGATGGCCCAGGGGTCGGTCATCCACGTGAGTCCGTCCGACATCATGGGCGAGTGGAACTTCCCCGTGCATGACGGCTCGATGCCGCTTGATCCCGTCCGGATGAGCGAGACGTGGGAAAAGGTGCTCGCCGGCGCTGCGCGCATCCCCGAGATCGCCCAGCAGTACGACCTCGGCAAGATCTTCGAGCGCGGGCTGCGCGCGCTCGGGATCCGCGATGTCGATGAACTCAAGAAGGTGGTAGGCCCGGGCGGGCCCGGGCTGCCCGGGATGCGCGTGATGCCCGATCAGGAGGTCCAGCAGCGTGTCACAGCCGGAACCCTCGTACCGCTCACGAACGGCGCAGGTGCCGCCGGAGCAGGACCAAGCAGCGCAGGAGCGGGTCCTCGCGGCCTTTCGCCGGCTCAAGGATAACCCCGACTTCCAGGAGTTCAAGCGTGTGCTCGACATTCGCCGCCTGAGCGAAGGCGAGCGGCGGGTCAACGACATTCTCCGGCCGCAGGACGCGCGCGATTCCGTGGGGGTCGTCCCCGTCGACCCGGCGTTGTGGGCGAGCGAGATCCGCTACTGGCGCGGGTTTGCCGACGCGCTGTACTTTGCCATGACGATCGTCGAGACGACCGTCGCATCACACCATATCCCGGAACCACCAGCCGAGAAGAAGGAGGTCACCGATGGCAACTGACGTCACCAAGATGATCGACGACATCATCAACGAGGACACATCGCCCGCCGGCGGGACGCCCGGCGGCAAGCCAGCCGACGCCAACGCGCTGCTCGACGCGGCGACGAGGCCGGACGGCCAGCCCGCCACACCGCCCGCAGGGGCCACGCCGCCCAAGACCGAGACCGGGGTCGATCCCACCAAGTTCGGGCAACTCCTCAACGAGAACGCCGATCTCAAGAAGCAGATGGACACGATGCGCGCCGATATGGCGGCGATGAAGGAGCGCACCTCCGTCCTCGCCGCTCCGCCGAAGCCGGTCGACGCCCAGGACGACGGCGGGTGGGGCAAGTGGGCGACGACCAAGGTCGCTGAGGTCGATGACGCGACCTGGATGGCGAACCCGAAGGCCGCTGTCGAGAAAGTCCTCGCCACCGCCGGCCGGGAACTCACCGAGCACTCCGGCAAACTCGCGACCTCGAAGGCGTGGGAAGTCGGCACGGCGATGCGCCTCGACGCGGAGTTCACCGAGCAGTATCCGGATCTCATGGCGACCGATCTCGGCAAGCAGGCGGTCCAGACCGCGGTCGGACAGGTCGTGGCCGACCGGCGCTTCCAGGATCTCATGAAGAGCCACACGACGCGGCACAAGGCCCTCGCGGTGGTCGCGCAACTGGCGAACCAGTCGCTCGGCCGGAACGACACGCTGGACCCGGCGCTCTTCAACAATAGCCCGGCGCCAGCACGCAAGGCGGTCTTCGCCGAACGGTCGGCGGGCCGGCCGGGCGGTGGGCCGCAGATCGACCAGGACCGCAACACGCAGGCGATGCAGTCGGTTATCGACCACGCGAGGGCTCACTCCTAACCAGTAAGTCCTACAGCAGTCTCCGATAAGCGACGGCTCGGCCTGACGGCCGGGCGTTTTGTTTGTGGCCGGATTCCTTGCGGGGAGTCCCACGGCCTTGCGGGGCCGCGGAGTCGCCACACCCATGATGCCCAGGACGGAGGCCGCCGATGACGATGGACGTCGCGCTCCTTGCGGGGGGCGGTCGGGCCTTGCGGGGCTCGATCAAGACGCGCCGGGGTCTGTGCGCTGGGGGGACGAGCACCCAAACGCAGGAGGTGACGATCCATGGCCATTCTTGGCCTTCGGGGATCCGGTTCATTCAACGTCGATGATCCTCGCGGCGAGCGGCCGCAGAACTGGCGGGAAACGATCCTCTTCATTCACCCGAACCCCGCCCCGCTGACAGCGTTCCTCTCCCGGGTGGAGGACGAAGCCACCACAGACCCGCAGTTCAACTGGTTCGAAGAAGTGACGCCGCAGCAGGTGGTGTTCGCCTCGGCCGCCTACGGCGCCGGCGTGACGTCGATCCAGGTGACAACGGGTACGAACCTCGGCGTGTCGGTCACGGACCTCGTGATCTTCAAGCCGGGCCACATCATCTTGAACCAGAACACGAACGAGCAGATGCTCGTGACGTCGTTTGACGGCATCTCCACGCTGACGGTGAACCGCGGCTTCGGTACGACGGCCGCCGCCGCGATGTCGACGAACGACCCGCTGCTTATCGTGGGCAACTCGTTCGCGGAAGGCGCGGGCTACGCGCAGTCGATCCAGTACCAGCCGTCGGCCCCGTTCAACTACACGCAGATCTTCAAGACGTCGTTCAGCAACACGCGGACGGCGCTGAAGACGTTCCTGCGGACCGGCGATCCGTACACGCAGGGGCGCATCCGCGGGCTGCGCGATCACAGCATGGAAATGGAAAAGGCGTTCCTGTTCGGGCAGCGCTCGAGCACGACCGGGTCCAACGGTCAGCCGCAGCGCACGACCCAGGGGCTCGTGAACTTTGTCGCCACGAATGTGATCGACTTCGGCGGCAACGTCACGGAACCCAACTGGGACGCTCAGATGGAGCAGATCTTCCGCTTCGGCAGCGACGAGAAACTCGCGCTCGCCGGCGGCATCGCCCTCAACGTCCTCAACCAGATGGCGAAGAACAAGAACACGCTCAACGTCGTCCCGCTCGACGAGACGTACGGCTACCGGCTCATGGAGTACGGGACGCCGTTCGGGACGCTCTATCTCTACAAGCATCCGCTGTTGAGCACGAACCCGACGTTTCAGTCGCACGCGCTCGTCATCGACCTGGACCGGATCAAGTATCGGTACC